AAGAAAGCTTAAAAAAGTGGGTAAAACAAAGTGAAAAGTCTTATAAATAATAACGATACCGATAATACAGGTAACACAAACACGAAATACGAAAATATAGGAGAACTAATATGGATTTCGAAACATTAAAAACCTCGTCAAGTAACTTTGACAAACTTACCAAAGCTCTGGAACAAAATCTAAAACCAGAGGACCAAGCAAACAAAAACAAATATCAAGATGACCGTTTCTGGAAAATAGAGATGGATAAAACTGGTAACGGCTATGCTGTTATTAGATTTTTGCCAGCATCCAATGGCGAAGATATGCCATGGCAGAGAGTGTGGTCTCATGCTTTCCAAGATAAAGGTGGTTGGTATATTGAGAACTCTTTAACTACATTAGGTCAAAAAGACCCGGTGTCGGAAGAGAATACAAGATTATGGAATACTGGCGTTGATAGCGACAAAGAGATTGCTAGAAAAAGAAAACGAAAGTTATCTTACTATTCTAACATCTATGTTGTTAGCGACCCTAAACATCCTGAAAATGAGGGTAAAGTATTCTTGTTTAAGTTTGGTAAAAAAATCTTTGATAAGATTACCGAAGCAATGCAACCGGCTTTTGAAGATGAAAAGCCTATCAACCCATTTGATTTCTGGAAAGGTGCAAACTTTAAACTGAAATTAAGAAAGGTTGACGGTTATTGGAACTATGACAAATCCGAGTTTGAGGGTGTATCTCAAATCAAAGAGTCAGATGATGACATCAAGGCTATTTGGGAAAAACAACACGCTCTGAAACCTTTTGTGGCCGCTGATAACTTCAAGTCTTATGATGAACTTAAAAGTAAACTTCATAGGGTAATATCAGGTTCACAAAGCACAGAAACAGTTGAGTCGGCAGACCTCCCGCCTGCTACTGAAGCTGCACCTGTGAAAAGTGCTGAAGTCGCTCAGCCTTCGTCAAGTGAAATGAAAATTGATGATTCAGATGATGATACATTAGATTATTTCAGTAAATTGGCAGAGGAAGAGTAATCTCTCCGCTTTAGAAACTTTGACCCACCGGTAGTGATACCGGTGGGTTTTTTATTGGAAAAGGCATATAAATAGTGGTATGGCGAAGAATATATTTGAACCACTAAAGGATTTGCAAGGTAACGCATTAAGAGGTGCCAGTTGGTATCGTAATGCAGTATCATTGATTGTAGACCAGGTCTCTCAAAGGAAATTGATGAGTCAAGGTAAAGTCAATCAATCTCCAAGTGCAGGTCGTATGAACTTATTTGTCTATGACCCAAAATACAAAAAGACACTTCCGTTTTACGATACATTCCCATTAGTATTACCACTAGAAACAATTAAAGGTGGTTTTATGGGTTTAAATTTTCATTATTTACCATACCCATTGAGATTTAGATTATTAGAGCGTATGCAAAAGTTTGCTACAAATGCAAAGTTTGATAGCTCTACTAAATTACTTGCAGGTTATGGTGATGTTGCCAGTATAAATTTAATTAGACCAGCAATAAAAAAATATTTGTATAGTAATGTACAATCTGGTTTTAGGCGAATAGATGTAGATGAGATGGCGATAGCGATTTATCTACCTGTAGCACAATTTAAGAAAAGAAGTCTTGGTGGTGTGTTCGCTGATAGTAGAAGAAAAATATAAGGATTTTATGAAAAGAATGGACATAAGCGACAACACGGCTATCTCAATGCCAGTCCGTAATATGCTTGCCATAATCGGGGCAGTTGGTATCGGCGTGTGGTCTTATTTTGGTATAACTGAAAAGTTGAATCAACACTCCACTACACTCACTTTAATGCAAAGTGATTTAGAAAAAAATACAGAATTTAGAATCAAATGGCCAAGAGGTGAAATGGGCAGTTTGCCTGCCGACTCCGAGCAATTTATGTTGATTGAGGATTTGTATGGTAGTGTGGAAAAAATAGAAGAAAACCTTGAACAGAATATGACAAATAAGGTGAATATTGAGTTTTTACAAAAACAAGTAGAGAAGATGTTAGAAGATATTGAGAAATTAAAGGATGCTAATAGGGATATCGTTTATAAAAACGGTAATTAAAAAAGATGGTTGTAGAAACGGTAGTAGCTTTATTAATGATTGTAAATCAAGAAATTAAGGAGCATAGAATTCAAGAGAGTATGAGCGTATGTTTGAAAGGAAAAAGGATAGCTGAAAGGCAGTTAAAAGGTGGTGGTAGTGTTCAATATCAATGCCTAAAGTCTAAAGCAGAAATTGAAACAGATAGTCTAGGCAATAGACATATTAAAAAATTAATATTAGAGTAACAATATAAATAATAGAAAAAGGCATAAAGTATCATGGCAATCTTACGAGGCGGTAGAAGAATAGGAAACTACGACATTAGACTAGGTATACCTAGAGATAGGTCACTAGACAATGTTGAGGGTGATAGAAGACTAAAACGAGTACAAGGTCCTACACCTGAATCTACTATTGGTAGAGTTATGGCCGCTGTATCACAAGGTGAGGGCTTTGCAAGACCAAATAGATTTATGGTAGATTTTATTTTACCAAAAGGTGTAGGCACAGAATTAGCAGGTTCACCTAACAATCAACAATTGATGTTTGAAGAAGAAGTAAAGAGAAGCACAAAAGCAGGCGAATTAAATTCTTATTCAGAAATACAAAGAGGTTTGAGAGCATTTGTTGAAACAATTGATATGCCAGGTCGTACACTAGATACAACAGATTTTACAACATATGGACCAAAAAGACAAATAGTTACAGGACATAGTTTTAGTGGTGAGATAACAATGACAGTTTATGTTGACAAATATTTAAGACAAAGAGGATTTTTTGAAATGTGGCAAAAGGCTGCATTTGACCAAGGTACAAATAATGTACACTTTTATGATGAGTACACAGGTGGTGTCCGTATCTATCAATTAGGTGCATTTGCTGAAAATGCCGATAGAGATAGAATATCATATGGTGTAGAATTGTTTGAGTGTTTTCCTAAAACAATAAGTGCTGTATCATATAATCAAGGTTCAGAGAACGAGATACAAAAGATTTCAGTTTCATTAGCATTTAAAAGTTGGATAAATCTAACACTAGACCAAGTTGGTAGTTATACCGTTGGTGGTGGATTTAAGAAACCAACTGTAATAGGTGCTGATAGAGGATTGATTGGTAATATTTTAAGTAAACTACCAAAAGAAATACAAAGAGCAGGTAGACAAGTTGTAAATGTTATCAGACAAAGAGTACCAATAGGTGCTGTGACCGGTGGTAAAGTATTTCCACCATTATTATAAACTAAAGAGGAGTAAATTATGGCATTACCAGTAGCCAGTACGGCTAAATATGAGTTGACTTTGCCATCACAACAAAAGACCATTAAGTATAGACCTTTTCTTGTGAAAGAGGAAAAAGTTTTGCTCATGGCGATGGAATCAGGTGACGCAAAAGAAATGTTATCTGCCATCAAAGAGATAGTTAAATCATGTACCTTCGGTGAGATGATTGCTGAAGAATATCCTATGTTTGATATTGAATATGTATTTTTACAAATACGGTCAAAATCAGTAGGTGAAAAAACAAAACTAAAAATTTTGTGTCCTGATGACGGCAAAACATATGCTGAAACAGAGATTGATTTATCTAAAATAGAGGTTTATGTTGATGATGACCATACACCAAATATATTACTTGATGAGAGTAGAAAATTAGGTGTAGTGATGAGATATCCAGCTTTGAAAGATGTCAATGCTGATACACTTGCAGGTGATATTAACATACAAAAAACTTACGATATGATAACAAATTGTATTGACCAAATTTATGAGGGTGAACAAGTCTTTTTAAGAAAAGATACATCTGAAAAAGAGTTAAAAGAATTTGTTGATGGTTTATCGGCAGACCAAATGAAAAAGTTAAGTGCTTTTTATAATAGTATGCCTAGACTAGAACATAAAGTAAAGGTGAAAAACCCGAAGACAGAGGTTGAGTCAGAGGTAACATTAAAGGGACTAGCAAGTTTTTTCGGATAGCCCTCTCACATGATTCATTAACGAATTATTTTGAAACAAACTTTGCTTTAATGCAACATCATAAATATTCGTTAAGTGAACTTGAAAATATGTTACCTTGGGAGAGGGAGGTATATGTTTCGTTATTAGTTAACTATCTCAAAGAAGAAAAAGAGCGTAGAGAACACGAAAAGAAACGAGGAAGATAAATGGCTGAAGAAATAAAAGATGTAAAAGTCGCAACGCCTAAACAAAAGGTGCAAGTTGATTTAGAAGTTGATACTTCTATCAAAGACCTTGGTGTAAACCCATATGCTAAATTAATACATATGGCAAGAGCTGTTGACGCATGGAGAATATTTCCTAGAATATTCTTAACAGTTTATATTGTATTATTATATAAGTGTGTAATATGGTATATGAACTTACAGGCACCTACTATGGAACAGAGTGGGTTAATCAGTATCGTTGTTGGTGCTGGCGCTGCCTGGTTTGGTTTATACACAGGCACAAGTAAGAAAAGTAAATAATGGATATAGAACTTAAAAACCAATCAGTAGTAGAAATAGGTAAAGCAGTTGGCGATAATGTCAACTCTATGATACCACAAAGTCAGGCATTAGTGCCTGCTGGTGCAACAGCACCTGCTGTGGAACCTATGCCTATGAATCCTTTTGATAGTATGATGGTAGTATTATCAGATATTAGAGATGGCATTTACTCATTGGTTGATAAGTTTAGTGATAGTGTGTCTTTACAACAAGACCAAATACAAGACCAAGCGATGGCTCAAGACCTTGCACAAGTTGGTGGTGGTGATGATGTAGCACCACCTATTGATGACGCAGACACAGGAGATAATAGAGGTTTCTTTGCAAAAGCAAAAGATAAAGTTTCAGGTTTATTAGGTGCAGGTGGTTTTAAAGGTTTACTTGTAAAAGGTGGATTAATATTTGGTCTATTAGGCATTGCCAAGTTAATGCAAAAGTATGGTAAAGAGATTGCAGAAAAGGTAGCACCAATTGTAGATGGTATAAAAGCTTTCTTTAGTGCATTTTCAGATGACATAGGACCACTATTTGATAAGGCAGTTGCAAT